CGGCGGACTATAGTGCTATTACGACTTGGGGTATATTTTTTCCAGAAGAAGGTGGAGCACCCAATATTATTTTACTGGATGCTTTGCGTGGTAAGTTTGACTTTCCAGAGCTCAAAGCTGTGGCGATGGACGCTCAACGGTACTGGGAACCAGAGACGATTATCGTAGAACAAAAAGCGTCCGGTGAGCCACTGACCCAAGAGTTTAGACGCATGGGCATACCGGTGGTCCCATTCACACCAACCAGAGGCAATGACAAGCACACTCGAGTCAACTCAGTAGCCCCTATCTTTGAAAGTGGGTCCGTGTGGTATCCGTATGGTGAAAAATTTGCCGAAGATGTCATTGACGAATGTGCCGCATTTCCGCATGGTTCCAACGATGACTATGTGGATTCGATGAGTCAAGCTCTACTAAGGTATCGTCAAGGCAACTTTGTTGAGTTATACTCAGACTATAAGGACGAGGATGATCTTCCTGAAAAGACGTATAACTACTACTAAGATCTATGGCCGAAACAGATAAAAACGTACGAGAAGAGCGCAGTGATGACTTGACTGCTTTAGGTATCGGTGCGGGTATAGCCACAGGTATTTTAGGTAGAACACCGCTAATACGTGCAGGTAAAAAAATTTTTCAAGGTATTAAAAGTCTGAAAAAAGGACCCGAAGAAGATTTACCTAATATTCAAGTGCCCCCAAAAAAACCGCCTGAACCAGACAGTTTTGGTGGGGAAATGATAGAAAACTTTAAATTAAGTAAAGCTGAATTAGATGACAATGTAAAAGTAGTGGAGGAGATTCAACAAAGAGTCAAAGACAATCCACTGACTCTTGCCGGACGGAACGCAGGACCTGATGTAGACCCTAGTGTGCATGGTTCAGTTTTATTTGACACCATTGCGACTTTTCCAAACATGGGTCGTAAAAAAGGTTACCAAGCACCTGCCAAAGCCTGGGCTGATTATTTTAAAACAGCTTCTCAGAAAAAAGGCATAACTCGAGATGAATTAGCAGATACCAATATTGCCTTATTTGATAAAGATCAAAATTTAACGGGTGGTTATCTTAAGATAGCGATGGATAATGATATACCGGTGGGTGCTAAAACATTGCTTGAAATGGTGGCTAGATCACCGGCCAACAATACAGGCTCAGTTAGATTAGGTTATAACCAAAAAGTATTGCGTGAAGCGAGTGAGGATTTTTTTAACACGTTTGAAGATAACATGGGCCGTTTAAGAACACAACTCGTCAATCGAATCACGTCTGAAAAATCATATGGCAACTTAGATCATGAAGCAAAATTAACTGAAGTTAGAAGACTCATTGATGAGGTTAGTGATCAGTATTTTACTAATAAAACAAATTTTCAAATGAGAAATTATGGACACTCTGCTGCTGTAAATAAAGATAGCGATGCTTTATTTGGTAATTTTGCTCGTACCTTAAATAAGCAGTTTGAAAATACTGATGCTGCATCGGGTGTTAATGCAGCTGAAACTTTAGAAAACGCAGGCATACCATATGAAGAATTTATGATGCCAATTTTTACAAAAGGTAAAATTTTTAATGACATGATGCTCTCGCAAGCAAACAAATTATCATCTGAAAAAAGATTAAGGTACGGAGATCAAGATAGTTATCGTTTATTTGGTGCAGAGGATTATCATGAAGATGTTGTATATTTGAAAGATATAGAAGGGGGCAAGAAAGGTAATATTTTTGGAGAGGGTTTTAAAATGCCACGAGCATCTCATTTTAGTGAGGTAGCAGAAAATCAACTTTACCATCTTCGTTACGGCACTCGAGCAGTCAAAGGTGCACCAGGTGAAAAAGCTTATGTGCTTGATGAAATGCAAGCCGATATACAACAACGCATGAGGGACAAAGTAAGAAATAAAGGAAATTTTGCCTCTGATCGTGACGTGCGTTTAAATCCTACAAATATGAATTATTTTTTACCTCTTTTTAAAGACAAACGTATTGATAAATACAACCAAATAAATGAATTTTTGCGAAATGAGATAATGACTCAGGGTCGTTTGAGTGCAGAGGCAAATAAAAAATATAATAATTTAATTAAAGAATTTGATGAAATATCTAAAGCTCAAAAAGATCAGGGTCTTTCTGCCGCGACGCGTAAAGAACTTATAGACAGGTATAATAGAGCTGAGGGTGATTTTCAACCATTACTTGATGTGGAAAAAGGTTATGGAGCGCATGGTATGAAATATTTAGCAAAGACTGCTGCAAAAAATGACATAGACTATATTGCTATAAATCCCGTTGAAATGGTGGCCATCGGTAAAAGAGGAGGAGATGTTAAAAAATTTACACCTCGCTTTTATGGTAACGCAAAAGGCACGGCTGGCTTTCGTGGTTACTCTGTTCAGGGTGA